GAACTGCAGCGAGACCACAACTTCCCAAACGACGTCCCGCCCGGGCACTGGAAAGAGACCCTCGCAAAGCAGCACGGAAAGATGCACCCGGACATGGAGAACGTGATCCACGTCCCGGAAGCATCCGTCTTCTCCGGGGTCGTCCAGCCCGCCCTCTGGCTCGGCTTCAGCGAAATCTTCTTGCTGGGCTGCGACTTCTCGTACACCTACCACGACGACGAATACCGTAACGGGCACTCGGAAAAGTACACGTCACGGGCGATCAACGAGGTTATGGCGGAAGTCGGCAGGCTGTACCCGGAAGCGTTGGTTGCAGCAGTGGACTGCGACAGGGAGGCAAGGCCCGTGCTGCACGAAAAATACCCGCTCGACCTCGACTACATTACGGCTGCCGAAGCCCTTGGTGTAGACTCAGGGGATGCCGTACACGCCCCATGAGCATCAGCTAAAGCTGCACAGGTCGAAGGCCAAGGTCAAGTGGAACCAGACGGGCCGACGTGGCGGTAAGACCCGCTCCGCCCTCGAAGAAGACCTTGCGGTAATCGAAGACCTGTCACACAAATACGTCAACTTCGCCCACGAACCGGGAAAGCTGATGACGGCTGAGGAGGCCCGCCTTGTTCCTGCGATCCACGTCTGGACTGTGGCTCCCACGAAGGCCCAGATGTACCAAGTCTGGAACGAGATGCAGGCATTCATCCCCGAGCACCTTGTCTCCAAAACAAACCCTTACCGTGACAACAAACTGGGGGGAGGTCGAGGTTCGGGATTCAAGGAAGATGCCCTTCATGTATGGCTTGTCTTCAAAGACAGGAACGACCGGTGGCTCAAGGGGCGTGATGGCAAGCGTCGCCCACGCCCTGTCGTCTTTTGGGAACTCAAAAGTGCCGACAACCCTGATTCGCTTCAGTCGGTCGGTCTGGACGTTCTTCACATCACTGAGGCGCAGGAAATAGCCGAAATCGGCTGGAACAAACTTCGTCCGACTCTATCCTCTCCCGGACGTGCTGGCCGTGCCCTGATCGAGGGCATCCCTCCGACCTCCCCCTCCCACTGGTTCGCCCGTAACTTCAAGCGGGCCAAGAACTCTCCCTCCCGTCGCCGCGAAGCGTTTAGCTGGACGGCCTTCGAGAACCCGTTGCTCACCGAGGATCAAAAAGAGGAGATCATGGAGGACAAGGAGACCATGATGGAGGACGACTGGAACCGCCTCTACATGGCGATCCAGCCCGAGGGGGTGGGTGCGTTCTTCCGCAAGGTCGATAAGGCCATGATCGGCACGGAACTCCTGAACCCCAACTCCGGCGATGACTACGTTGCCGGACTTGACCTCGGTCGTTCGAATGACGCAACCGTGCTGATCGTGAAAAACCGGCGCACGAGGGAGTCCGTATCCGCCACCGAACTCCTGAAGACCGACTGGACGATCCAGATGGCGGTGATCCTGTCCGAGGCCCGCCGGTGGAACCTCCGGCAGATCGTCATGGACTCGACCGGACTTGGAGGCCTGTTTGCCCGGGACATCATGTACAACGAGATGCTTCAGGAAGGCATTCCGGTGGTCGCCTTCAACTTCACTCCAGTATCAAAATATCACGATCTGTTCCTGCCTTATCGAGTCGCCCTCGAACATGAACAGGTTTCCTTCCCGCCCGAATGGAACAAGCTGTCCACTCAACTCATGGACATCTCGCATCGAGAAACCGTCAATCGTGGCCATGTTTTCAGCACTCTATCGGGCAAGTACGATGACTGGGTAGATGCGGAAACCCTCGCCTTGTACGGATGCGATCCCGTGGAGTATGCTCATGCGAAGAAGTTGACAAAGCAGTCCTCCGGCATGGAGCCGCTTCGTCCGAACTACACCGGCAGCACAAGGAACCGGCGGTCTTCGTACATTGATCTCACCCGGAAGGCACGGCACCGGGAATACGACGAACATATCGACACCCTGATCGAGGCAGAGAAAATATCCCCGTAATGGTCATTCCGTCAGTCTCCAGTGGCAGTCTCGTAGCACCCCCGATGGCAGGTGCCGTCGAGGACACCATCGCCCTTGAAAAAGCATCTCCGCAGGACGAACCCACCCTTACGCTCTCGTGGATTGAATCCACTCTCAGCCACGGGCGCATGACCTTCGGGAAATTCTGGAAAAAGTGCCGCAAGGTCGATGAGTTCGTGAAGGGCGAATTCAACTTTCCGGTCACCGACAACGGTACGCAGGTCAGACTCGGCACCGCCCACTCAATCGTCAAGACCCTCACCGACCACATCACCCCGCCGTTCGTGGACATTACCGTCCCTCCCCCCGGCCCGAGAGGGCAGGCACGGGCAGAACGCATCGAAAAGTTCCTGAAAGGGTCGAACTCAAGGCTCGAACAGGAGACCCCGACCCGCAGGATCATCAACTTCCACACTGCCTCCTACGGGATTGCGTGGGAGAAGACCGAGTACATCGGCAACCGCTGGTCTGACTTCCCGGAGCCGCCCGAGGACGTGGGAGGACTCGAAAAGTACAAGGAACAACTTGAGGCCTCGATGAAAAAGCGGGCCATCGAGTGGCCCATCGCAACGCTGGCGGTAAACCCGCAGCAGATGATCTGGGACGTAAACAACAAGTACGACCCCCGCTGGGTCATGTACTTCTGGGACGTTTCTGCCGAGTGGGTGAAGGCCCACTTCCCGGAATGGGACGGCCCGAGGGGAACCGGAAACGTCCAGTTCGTCGAGGTCTGGACGCACTCGCAGGTCGCCTACGTCGCCGACCGCAAGTGGGTGATGAGCCCCCGCAAACACGGATACGGCATCAGGCCGTGGACGATGTACTGGCCGCAGACCGGACTCACGACCCTCGGCAACAAGCCCGAAGACCTGTACTGGGGCATCCTCGACGGAAACTTCGAGATGCTGCAGGCAGAGTCGCAGCTTGCATCTCACTACCTCGACATCGTGAACAACTCGACGTGGCCGGTCAGGGACTTCACCGGCCCTCCCGGCATGGCCGACGAGATAATGAATACCTACGACACCCGTCCGGGGGCACAGAACGTCTTGCCGCCGAACGTGTCGGTAGAGGTTGCAAAGGTTCCCGAGCCTCCGCAGTCGATTATTCTTGCAAAGAGCATGCTTGATGAGGCCATCGAGTCCAACACGGCCCCATCGGTTACCCGAGGACAACGCCCTACAGGTGCGTCTTCCGGGTACGAGACGGCGGTGTTGTCCGGCATTGGCCGTCTCAATTTCCAAGCGTGGGTGAATGCCTCGAACCGTGGGCTTCAGCACCGGAACGAGATCATCCTCAGCATCGTTGAGAACGTGATCCGTGACCGGGTGACCGTCTGGGGGCAAACCGAGTCCGGGACGACTACCGCAACCATCTCCCCCAAGGACATCAAGGGCCACGTCGTCAACTTCGTGCAGTTGAACCCGACCGCACCCGAAGAGCGGGAGCGGATTCTCAACCTCTGGAGCCAGCGGTGGCGAGAGGGCTTCGTTGACCATGACACGGCCCTCCGTGAGGGTGGGGTGTCCAATGCCCTTGAAGTTCAGGCGAAACTCCTCGCAGAGAAGTTCCTGCAGTCCGAGATGATCTCCGGGATTCTTGAGGGGATCGCAGCCCAGCGCATTCCACTCCTGCAGGGTCTCGTGGAGGCGGCTGGTAGCACCCCCTCGGATGCCGAGAACATCGCCGACACCATCTTCAACACGCAGGGGGCGACCCAGCTTCCAAACCCCGGCAACTTCGGCCCCGGCAATCAGGCCGGGACACGTCCACAGACCCCCGGAACAGGGCAACCGACAACGACCAGACCCGTGATTCCGGGTTCGGTTGGGGAAGCTGACCTTGTTGGTCGTCAGATAAGTAGTCCCGCCCGGAACGGGGCACGCAGGGTTCCGACATCGCAACTTCCGGCAGGCAGGTAGTTATGGCAGACACACGGCAGGGTTCGCTGGTAGAGCAGGCATTCATCCAGTTCGATGAAGTCGTGAAACGGTTCGTTTCCGAAGTGCCGAAACAGGTTCAGGCTGCAGAACTCGACCCGCCCGGGGGCAAGAAACCTGAAATCAAACCCCTGCCGTTCAGCCCGCTCGGAGGTATCTAATGGCCAATTTTAGGACAGTCAATATTCCGTCGCAATACACCGCCCGTGTCGGTGGTAACGGACGGGATATGAAACAGCTTGTTGTCGAGGCAAATTCTGACTTCGACGTGGCAAGGCAGCTTGTGAGGTTCGGGATTCCGTATGCGGCGGCTGCTTCGTTTGAAAAGCGCCCGATTGGTGACAACGACCCCCGGATAAAGGCCGAGTCCCTCCTGAACAATCTCGACCCGCTAACGGGCCGCAGCCTCGCGACGCAGGCAACCGGGGCGGATCAGCCACAACATAAAGGCACGGCACCGGGAGTACGACGAACATATCGACCGGGTGGGTTGACTTTGCTTGGTGGAAAGAATCCGAATCTGGGCGGTGAGCAAACGGACTTTTTCGCAACCGGGGGGCAGCAGACCGGGACAGAGCAGGGTACGGGCGGTCTTGCACCTTCTGTGGGTAAAGGCCCACTTCCGGGCAGGGCCGCATTTTCGATCAGCGATATTGATGCCCTCAGGGCACAGTCTGAGACAGGTGGGGCTGTTTCGGACGATTTCCTTCAGAGCATTGGAATTACACCCGGACAGGGAAGGGAAGCGTGGGGGTACTCGTCAACGCCCAAGACTGGCGTTGATGCCATGCTTGGAAATCAACTCGGAAATGTAGGAACGACCGGGGGGCCTCGTGATCTTGCGATAAGAGAGGCAGACCTCCCGTGGGGAGAAAATCGGTCAGGGTATAACCCATCTGTAAACCCCGAATTACAGGCTTATCGTGAGGCGGTTGCCCGGCAGATGCGTGACGCAGGGCTTCCCCAATGGGAGATTGACCATGCACTGAAAAATGCACAGCCCCCCCAAATGCTTGGGGGTGAGGCAACGGCGAATCAGTACCTCGGTGGCAGGGAACAAGGAGGGGTATCTCGTCCTCCGGGTCTTGCCGATGCCGGGTTTACCCCCGGTAAAGGGTTCAAAAACATTGACGAGGTCGTGGGCCAGATTGATGAAGACAAGGTCATCATGACCCAGCGGGGGCCGAACGGGGAAGAGGTTCCCATGCTGAACCCGTTGCTTGAGCAGCTTCTTGATATTGCGGCAACCCAGAACGGGTTTGTGAGTGACCAGCAGGTTGAGACCATCCGGTCGGACGCTGCTGTTCAAATTGCTCAGTTTGAGAAGAATGCGGCCCTTCTGGTTGCCCGTGAGCGTGGTGCGACCGACGAGGAAGTGGCACGTCTTACGACAGAGGCCGATACGATTATTGCTCAGGCCCAGAGAGACGCTCAGACTAAGATTGCGGCAAGGGACGCTGAGGCGAGGAAGATAGTTGCTAAACAGCAGACACTCGGAGTCACGACTGCGGCTGCTTCTGCTGCCGGAGCGACCAAAGAGGCCGCTGAATCTGCAAGGCTTGGTCAGGAAGCTGCGGCGCAGGCTCAGGCGGGAGCAGCCAGTCCGTTCGGATTCGTTCAGCAGGGGGCGACAGAAGATCAAGTAGGCCAGCTTGGGGATATCTTTGAGCAGATCAACGTTCCTGCTGCGGCTCAGGCCGAAGCCGCAAAGCTCGCGGCACAGGGCAACGCCTTCGGGTTTGCTGCCGGACAGAAAACTTTCGACCCTAACAAGATTGCCCAGATCGCTGCAAATACCCCGGCCGCATTTGCGGCACAGGGCCAGATCGGGGCCGCAGAGGCAGCTGCTGGGGGCGCAACGGATGTTGCGGGCATTCAATCTCGGGCGCAACAGCAG